TTCCTGATGAACCTAAGACTAAGCTAGGCGATATATATATCCTTGGAAATCATAGACTTATGTGTGGGGATTCATGTAGCATAACCGATATGCAAAAGTTGGTTAATGATAGGCAAGTAGATATGTGGCTTACCGACCCACCATATAATGTAGCGTATGAGGGTAAAACTAAAGATGCCTTAACTATACAAAACGATTCCATGAGTAATGATGGGTTTAGGCAATTTTTAAGAGATGCCTATGTAACTGCCGACACAGTCATGAAATCAGGTGCAGTATTTTATATATGGCACGCAGATTCGGAGGGTTACAACTTTAGAGGTGCTGCCCACGATGCCGGTTGGAAGGTAAGACAATGTTTAATTTGGAAGAAGTCCACAATGGTTATGGGTAGACAAGATTACCATTGGAAGCATGAACCTTGTTTATATGGATGGAAAGAGGGTGCTGGACACCTGTGGGCTACTGATAGGAAACAAACAACCATATTAGAGTTTGATAAACCTAGTAGAAATGGGGAGCATCCAACTATGAAGCCTGTAGCTTTGTTTGAATACCAAATGCTCAACAACACTAAGGGTGGAGATATAATTTTAGACAGTTTTGGTGGTAGTGGAACAACTATGTTGGCTGCTGAGAAGCATGGTAGGCACGCTTATGTTATGGAATTAGACCCTAAATACTGTGATGTAATAGTAAAGCGTTGGGAAGATTTCACAGGTAAACAAGCAATACTTTCGGAGTTATAAAATGGCTCAAGGCAAAAAACATGAACCAACTCAACAAGATAGAGATACTGCAAGGCGATTATCTGCTTTAGGAGTACCTCACGAAGATATAGCTTTAAGGCTAAAAATATCCTCTGATACCTTAGTTAAGTATTATCAAGAGGAGTTGGATGAGGGCAGAATAGATGCTAACTCTGCTATTGCAGGAACTTTGTTTAATCAGGCAAAGAAAGGCAATACGGCAGCTGCAATCTTTTGGCTAAAGACTAGAGCAAGATGGAAAGAAACTCATGCTCATGAGATTACTGGTGCAGATGGCGCACCGTTAGCGGTCAAATGGCTGACAGAATAATTACTATCCCTTATAAACCTAGACCACCTCAAATGGAGATACATAAGGCGGTAGATCAGAGCCGTTTTGTAGTGGGGGTTGCACACAGAAGGATGGGCAAGACAGTAGCAGCTCTGAACCAGCTAATCAAATCAAGCCTAGAGAATGGGCTACCATCCCCTAGATACGCATACATTAGTCCAACATACGGACAGTCTAAGCGAGTGGCATGGGATTACTTAACTCATTTTGTCAGACCATTAAATGCTGAGGCTAATATTACAGAATTGCGAGTAGACTTTTTAGGTAGAAGAATTCAGTTGTATGGCTCAGATAACCCAGATTCACTCAGAGGGCAATACTTTGATGGGGTAGTTTTAGACGAAATTGGCGATCAAAACCCAAAAATTTGGAACGAAATAATTAGACCAAGTTTGGCAGATCGTAAGGGATATTGCTTATTTATAGGCACTCCAAAGGGCAATAATCACTTTAAAGACTTATTCGATAGGGCAGATAAAGAAGAAGGATGGGCTGCACTAGAGTTTAAGGCAAGTGAAACAAAGTTAATAGATGAGGAAGAATTACTATCAGCTCGAAAGGAAATGGGAGACGATAAGTTCAACCAAGAGTTCGAGTGTAGTTTTAACGCTGCCGTAGAAGGCAGTTACTATGGAAAAATCATCGGTGAACTAGAAGAAAAGAACCGAATGTGCGAGATAACTAGGGATGATCTATGCCAAACCTATGTTGCATGGGATTTAGGTATGGGAGACTCAACTGCTCTATGGGTGGCACAAAACGCTGGTCAAGAGGTAAGACTGATGGATTATGTAGAAAATCATGGTCAAGGGCTAGATTGGTATGTAAACTGGTTAAAAGACAACAAATGGGAGACGGCAGAGCAATTATTACCCCATGATGTAGCAGTTCGAGAACTAGGCACAGGTAAGAGTAGACTAGAGGTATTGCGAGAATCTGGATTAAATGTTAAAGTATTACCAAGATTGTCGGTGGATGATGGTATTCAGTCTGTACGAAGGTTATTGCCAAGGTGTTGGTTTAATATTCCACAGGTTAAGCAAGGCTTAGATTGTTTAAGAAACTATCGAAGGGAGCATGATGAGAAAAGAAATGTCTTTTTTGATAAACCCTTACACGACTGGGCATCGCATGGCTCAGACTCCTTTAGATATTTGGCTCTAGGTATGGAACAGACAAACACATGGTCTCAGCCTTTAAAAATTAACGCAAGGTGGATAGTTTAATATGAATGACAATACGCTCAAAGGCATATTAGAAGCAGAGATTTTTGATTCTATAGGCTATGTAGAAAGCGAAACTACTGAGGCTAGACAGAAGGCATTAACCTATTACAATCGTGAATTTTATGGGAATGAGGTAGAAGGTCGATCTTCTATCGTTACTGGTGAGGTCGCAGAAGTAATTGATGGTGCATTGCCACAACTATTAAGAATATTTACATCCTCTGATGAACTATGCCGATTTGAACCTAAAGGCCCAGGCGATGAAGAAGGTGCAAAGCAAGCTACTGAATACTGCAATCTAGTATTCTTTCAGGATAATGATGGTGTTATTTTGATGCATAACTGGTTTAAAGATGCACTATTACAGAAGAATGGCATTGTTAAGTATTACTGGCTAGATAGCGAAGATCCAACGAAGGAGAAGTATAAGAACCTATCCGCAGATGAATTACAGCTCTTATTCCAAGATGGAACGATGGAGTTGGTTAGTCAGAACATCAATGAGATAAGCCCAGCAAGTATTGATCCGATGGGCATGATGATTGAGCCTGTTTATAGTTACGATGTTGTAGTAATGAAGAAGAAGGAATCTGGCAGAGTTAAGATTGACAATGTACCACCAGAGGAGTTCTTAATCTCCAAGCGAGATAAGAACATCAAGGATGCAAGATTTGTAGCACATCGAATAAATATAACTAGATCAGACTTGATAGCTGCTGGTTACTCTAAGGATGTTGTAGATAAACTACCTGCATACTCTGATTTAACCTTTACACCTGAAAGAATTGCTAGATATGATCGAGGCGAAATGCCTGATGAGGCACAGTCTTTAGATTTTAGTATGCAAGAAATAGAAGTCTTTGAGTGCTATATTCGAACCGATTATGACGATGATGGCATTGCAGAACTAAGAAAGATTACTTATGCTGGTAATCAAATCTTAGACAATGAAGAAGTAGATCATATTCCATTTGCATCATGTTGCCCGATTCCTATGCCACATAAGTTCTTTGGGCAATCTTTGGCTGATCGAAGTATGGATATTCAGTTAATCAAGTCCACGATTACTAGGCAGATTTTAGATAATATGTATCTAACGAATATGCCACGAATGACTGCGATTGATGGTCAGGTGAATATGGATGACTTGCTAACAGTTGCTCCTAATGGTGTAGTTCGGATGAAAACTCCAAACGCTGTACAAGCATTAACAGTTCCACCAACGGCATCGAGTTCGTTTCCAATGCTAGAGTATTTAGACTCTGTATTACAAAAGCGGTCTGGTGTAGCAAATGCTGGACAGGTATTAGATCCAAGTATCTTAGCAAACACGACAGCAACGGCTATTGTTGCGATGCAACAGTCAGGCGCAGGTCGGATAGAAATGATTGCTAGAATCTTTGCCGATACAGGAGTTAAGGACTTATTCCAAGGTATATTCCAGTTGTTGTGTAAGTACCAAGACAAGGAAAGAATAATCCGTCTAAGAGGTAAATATATAGCCATTGATCCTAGAGAATGGTCAAATGCTTATGATATGACTGTAAATGTAGGATTAGGAACTGGTAACAAGGATCAACAAATGGCAATGGCTGCAATGGTTCTACAGAAGCAAGAGCAGATATTGCAGACTCAAGGGCCAGCTAATCCATTAGTTTCGATGGGACAATATCGAGAGACTTTAGGAAGGTTTATTGAGGCAGCAGGGTACAAGGATTCTACAGAGTTCTTTAAAGAGATTACTCCTGAAATGGATCAGATGTTATCTAACCCACCACCTCAACAACCACAGCAAGATCCTGCGGTCATGGCTTATACGCAACAGGTACAAGCACAGATTCAAGGTGATCAAGCCAAAACTCAGGCGAAGATTGCACAAGATCAAGCAAAAGCTCAAGCAGATATTCAGTTGGCTAGAGACAAAGCAAGTGCTGAAATACAACTTGAGCGTGAGAAGGCAATGGCACAATTAGAACTGCAAACTGCGAAGTTTCAAGCAGAGGCACAGTTAAAGGCTGCTGAAATGGGGATGCAATGAACAAGGCAGAACGAGCAAACAATTTATTGAGGGATGAGTTCTTTGTTGAGATTTTGACAGCACAAAAGGATTTTTATAAGTCGGTAATAT